TTTTACAGGCAACGTAAGTATTGATGCTGGTACTTCTGGAGATGCAATACTTACCATTCGTTCAGATACAGACAACAATGCAGAGGGCGATCACCCTAGTGTTAAATTTCTACAAGATGGTGATCTTATTGGTTATCGCATTGGTATTGGGGCAAGCGATGGTGATGTGTCCGTAGCAGAAAGCGGCAATGGCTTAACTATAACAAACACAACAAGTAACAGTTTTGATAGTTTCTTTTGGTCGCCAAATAATGGGACTAATGCCTACAAAGTATTCCACGATGGCTACCACCCTAACGCTGACAAATGGACTACAGCACGTACTTTATCACTCTCAGGTGACGCATCTGGTTCTGTCTCTTGGGATGGCTCTGCTAATGCTACTCTGAGTGTGACGGTGGCTAACGATAGTCATAGCCATAGCAACTATATTCTAAACAATGCAGATGATGATAAAACTGGTTATCTCAGAATAGATCACGATGTTGCCAAAACAGTAGCTACACTTAATGCGACTAATAACAGTGCAGATATATGGAATAACGCCAACAACAACCAGCTAAAATTAGAAAACAGCAACAACGCAATGTCGTTCTATGTTGGTGGAAACACCAATGAACGCCAAGCCCTTATACAGGTAGGCCACGCCAGTACAGGTTATGGACAGTATCTAGGTACTTTAAGACTAAATCCCCTTGGTGGTGGTGTTACGATAAACAACAACACTGCGTGGCACGCTGGCAATGATGGCTCTGGTTCTGGCCTAGATGCTGATTTGCTGGATGGTGTGCATGGTAGTAGCTTTTTGCGCAGTGATGCTAACGATACACTAGGTGCTACTCTTACTCTTAATACATCAGGCTTGATTTACGGCAGTGATAACAGCCCTCTGGTTCAATTATATGACAGCAACCAAGCTTATTTCGGCAGTACAGGCCGTGCTTATGTTACTCTTGCGAGTAATTCTACAACAGGGGTTAGAGCAAGAGTAGGTACTACTTACTATACTATGTGGCATTCAGGCAATGACGGTTCTGGGAGTGGCCTAGACGCAGACACTGTTGATGGCGTTCACGCTAGTAGTTTTGCAAGAAAAGACAGCGGCGTTCCAGATTTTACATACGGCATTCAATCTGGTGACCTTTATTTAGGTACTGACGGTGACACAGATGGTGACTACACTATAACTCTGAAGACTAGAGTTGTAACTGACTACTTGTATCTACAGGCTGGAGGCACAAACGGGGTTACAATTAACCCTTCTAACAATGAAAAACTTATTCTATCTGGATCATCAAGTCCATACCTCCGTTTTCAAGAAAATACTACAAACAGAGCCTTTATTCAGTATGATTCTAGTCGAAACTCTCTAAAGTTTCAAAACCAAGAAGCTGGTGTTTATGACATTTATGGTGCTACTGGTGCTTACAATGTTAATATTAGATTGTGTGGTCCTGATGGAGATGTTTGGGGTTCTGTTTATGCCGAAGAGAATACCACTATTTTCGGCAATATTGGCTTCCTAGATGATGATGGGGATTGGGCTTACAAAATAAACGCAGATTTATACCAGTATTGGTATCTTGATGGCGTTGAAAAGATGCGTCTTGGTTCCACAGGCTTAGTTGTTCAGGACAACATTTATGTGGCTGGAGGACTCTATCACTTTGGTGACACAGATACTTATCTGTCATTTGACACTAATACCATAACTTTAGCTACAGGCGGCTCTAGTGAAATCACAATAAACTCCACAGGTGTGCGTCTAGGCGACACAGGCAACGGCTACTTCCAGCCTGTCTCTGGTAACTACGGCTCTGTCCAAATTGACGGTGGTGCGCATAGTAGCTGGGAAGGTTACAGCATTGGTGGTCGTGCTGTGTTTATGCATGATAATAGCACGGGGATGGGTCTTTATGATGATGTTAACAACCATTGGGCGATAAGACATACATTTAATGCGGAAACAAAGCTATATTACGATGGTTCAAGCAAAATTGAGACTAGCAGCACTGGTGTCACAGTCACAGGAACAGTAGCAGCCACTAGCTACACAGGTGATGGTTCTAGCTTGACAGGCATCTCTGCAGGTGCTACAGGTGGTGGCTCAGATGAGATATTCTGGGAAAATGGACAGACTGTTACAACTAACTACACAATCACAAATGGTAAGAACGCAATGAGTGCTGGACCTATTACGATTAACTCTGGTGTCACTGTCACCATTGGCGCTGGTGAAGCTTGGACTATTGTATAATGCACGACATGTTGCTATCATCTGATACAGGTTTAACTTATGGTAACGTAGTTATAACACCTAGTGAGCTAGAGAAATACATAGCTGGTATAGATATAATAGATGGCTTATTAGTAATAGAAGGTGTAAAATTCGTGAATTTAGACAATAGACAATACATTGTAGATCAGCTTGGGGTTAAGCACCAACTACAAGAATTAATGGAGGCTGCATAATGTCTAGTACGATAAGGGGTAATGACAACTTCGATACAGCAAGCCCAAGTGTGACCTTATTGGGAACCATAACACTTTCTGGGTCAGGTACTACATTAAGCAACTTGGATTTAACAGACTATGCGTTTCTGCGTGTAGATTTTATTGCATGTAGACTGAACGTGAACAGTTGGGCAAATATTGGTGGTACTCAAAACCAAGGCGCAAGGGCTGTTTTCAACCAAAGCACTGGTAACGGAGTTTCTACCTACGGTGGTTTCTGTTCTGTTACGATAGATTTGTCTACAGGCTACGCCTACAGCACACCTACCAGAATGTGTAATATAGACGCTTCCACTGGTGAAACCGCACCAGCAGCGGTTAGTGACACCTATTCGGGCGGCACACGAGTGTTTATAACAAACTCATCTACGTCAGTGCCACTTTATGCACGTAACGGTTACCAATTTGCCGCAGGAACAGCAAAGATTTGGGGTATAAAATAATGGGACAACTATACGAAGAAACGATAGTTGATGCCGTAACAGGCGAAGTAACTATCAGACAGTTTACTGCCGAAGAAATAGCCGAATGCCAAGCGGAATGGCCTATCGCAGTACGTGAGCATCGTGACTACTTGTTGGCAACAGAAGTTGACCCAATCGTGTCTAATGCATTGCGCTGGGCTGATATGACCACTGAGCAACAAAACGCATGGTCACAATACAGAACAGACTTGCTGAACATCACAGATCAAGAAGGGTTTCCATACAACGTAACGTGGCCCACTAAACCAGAGTAATGGATCAATAGCAGGTGCAACATGACAATATGGATATATAACTTTTCTGTTTATGACAATGAAAGTGCAGCACTCGATGCAGTTACGGCTTTAAAGAATGAACTAGACAATATGCCAACGACTTACGTTGAGGTTAAGTTGCTTTCTGGTAATGCGGTAGATGGTTGGGTTGTTCCGACAGAAAGACTGACAGACGATCAAATAAATGCAGGGTTAGACGCTGAGAGTTTCTATAATGTTTCTGCAATTGCAGAAGGTATTACTCATATCGGGGTTTCAGGGACTGATGCAACAGAAAAAATTCTCGAAATAAGAAGACTATATGCGCAAAGATGTAGTGCTGATGTTATTCGCAAAGAATATGCGCCGACAAATCACGACATGTCAGGATATGTATAATGAGTTTATTAAAAGTAGATACACTTCAAACAACTGCAGGTGCAGCCCAAGAGTTTGGTAAAGTTTTGCAAGTTGTTAGTACCTATAACACAGACTATGTAAGTCAATCAATTCCAGCAAATACACAGACTAACGTAACGAATATGTCTGTAACAATAACACCTTCAAGCACGTCTAGTAAAGTTTTGATTATGGTGAATTGGGCTGGTGAGTTTGGAACATCTGCATGGAACAGCACTGTTGGGCTTAAACGAGGTACAACGCAGATAGGGCAACCTCAAAGTACAGGCAGCACTTCTGCGGGTAACATTGGTATTACAACACCTGGAAGCCCTTATCAAAGTGACAACGCCAGCACAGGTGAGTTTGCTAACTTCCAGTATTTAGACAGCCCCGCAACAACAAGTGCAACAACTTACTATTTTACTGTAGGCAATCAAGTTGCACACACATTAAAAAGTGGTGGGACTTATGCTTGGACTACATCTCGTACAACTAGTTATGAAAGATTTGCTTACGGCATGATGGCATTGGAGATAGGATAATGAGTTTAATTGCTGACGCACTATTTGAATTATACCCCAATGCTTTGTGGTCTGTGACTAATAATGAGCAAACCTACGATGGCTTGGTTTGGGATGAAAGCAACGAAGAGGATGCCCCAACAGAAGCTGTTGTTCAAGCTAAGATGGACGAGATACAGGCACAACGTGATGCCACTTTATACCAACGTTTACGCAAAGCAGAGTATGACAAGTTAAATCAATACGAACTTATGTTTGATGATAAGATAAACGGTACTAACACATGGCAAGAGGCCATAGATAATATCAAACTAAGATTCCCGAAGCCAACGGAGTAAGTCATGCCTGAAATAGTTTTAGGAGGTTCTAATGGTATGAGCTATGATGGCTCTACTATTAGTCAGGCTGCTTTAGCAGGTAAAAGCAATAGTATTACCACTTCTAATAACGCATTAACTCTTGATGTATGTACTTTTGATAACGTAAATGAAAAATTTTACGACGATCAAGGAGAAAGAGGTCTTGGTGGAACGGACTACACTATTTCAAGCAACTCATCAGACGTGACTATTACATCTGCACAATTAACAGCAGGACTAATGGGCGGTAACGTTAATATAAATTCTGGCGTTTATGTTTACTCAACAAGCACATCAACACCTGCCTTAACTCTTCAAGTGAGTGGCGCAAACATTGTAAATAATGGTTATATAATCGGAATGGGCGGGGATGGCGGTGGAACTGTTAGTGCAGCGGCTCGTTCTGGTTACGATGCTGGCCCTGCGATTAAGATAGAAGGAACTGGATGTGGTGTTGTAAATAATTCTGGCGGCTACATTGCTGGTGGAGGCGGAGGCGGCGGCAATTGGGGCGGCGGCGGCGGTGCTGGCGGTGGTCGAGGTGGTCGAGGAAACCATTACACAGGTAATTATAACAGCTTAACAGGTTCTCTTATGGCTGTCGCTGCATTAGACGCAGTAGGAGCTAATGCTACATATACAGGATCAGCAAGTTCACAGACTACAGCTACAGGTGGAGGCGCAGGTGGCGGTGGCGGTGGTGGGTATGACGCTGGGTCAGGCAACACGGGCGCATCTGGTGGTGGAGGTGGTGGTCGTAAGATAGCTAGTGGTCGAACAGGTGGTGCTGGAGGTTCTGCATCAGCTTGCGGGGGCTTTGGAAACAGAGGATGCGGTGGTGCTGGTGGATCAGATGGTAGTTCGGGAAGTAATTTTGTTGGCGGCAATGGCTCTGGAGGTGGCGGAGGCTGGGGTGCAGCGGGTGGAAACGGAGCAGGTGGGACAGGTGGCACAGGTGGTGCTGCGGTAGACGGTAACGGAAACACCTACACATTAACAAATAGCGGAACGGTTTATGGTTCTACATAATGACGAAATATTTATGCAAGCAAGCAACCCTTTTTGCGGGTACAATATTCCTGTTGTCACATATAGATATGCAGACCATCAAAATTTAAACGCTGACCTTGTTTCTATTATTGATGATTTAGAGAATTTTTATGTGACAACTAAAAGCGATAGCATAAAAAACGACGATGGGAACACGCAAACAAAAAGCATCCTAACTCACAATTATAACAACTTTAATATTTTTGATCGAACTGAGTACGAATCAATTGGTAAGTTTAAAGCCTTTGTTGCAGATTGCTATAGACACTACATTGAAAAATATACTAAGTTTGAGTGTAAAAACATAGTTCTTTCTGCGTGGGGTAATAAATTAGGAAGATATGATTTTTTAAACAGACACTGCCATGTGTACGAGATAAACAATTTGTTAGAGATATCTGCAAATTACTTTGTTAAATCCCCAGGGCATAAAACTTTTACAAGATACTACAGCCCATTAAGTATCATTAAAGAATACTACCTTTACCGTGAAAACAATGAGGGTGACTTTACAATTTTTCCATCTTTTGTAGAGCATGACACAAGTGCTAATCGCAGTTTTGATAAGTATCGGTACACACTTGGCATGGATGCATTTCATGCTGACGAAAACTTAGATGCGCATAAGTGCCTTATCCAGCTAATAGATTAATTAAAAGAGTAAATAAATGCTAGGCTTTACTAGTTTCTCACAAAATGCTTTTTCATCTACTGCATCTGCGCTTGCTGCTCTTGGCTATCTAGCTACGACATCAGCGCAGCTTGCAGCAGGTACTATAATATCTAATGGTCAAGCTGGACCAATATTACCTGCTGCTACTGCTACCTTTACAGTAAACGCTTTTGGTGAGCTAGACGCACAAGCTACAACAGAACTAGTAAACGCACTAGCTTCATTTAACATAGCTACCCTAGCTGATATAGATGCTCAAGCTAGTACAACTATACCAGCAGCTACAGCTAGTTTTACTGCAGCAGCATTTGATGACGTAGATGCACAAGCTAGTACAACTTTATCAGGTGCAACATCTACTTTTGTTGCTTCAGCACTTGACTTTGATGCACAGGCAAGTATAACTACTTCTAATGTAGTTGCTTCTTCTAGCATTAGTGACTTTACTTCTGTAACAGGTAAAGCTAATATTACACCAAGTGGTGCTACAGCTACCTTTGCATTAGACATAGACTTTGACGCTAAAGCAAACACAAGCATAGGTGGCTCTGTTACAGCTACACTTACTGCTGAAGACTTTGCAGATGTAGATGCTCAAGCAAGAGGCTTCTTAAGTACTACTGCAGCATTCCTCTCTATCTACATCACAGACTTTGCAGATGAGGATGCACAAGCTAGAGCATTCATGCCAGTGGCAGCATCTAGCATTACAGCAAGTGACTTCGGTGACGTAGACGCTAAAGCTAACACAACCAGTGAATCTGTAACAGCAGCACTAGCAGTATCAGCATTCGATGATGTAGATGCTAAAGCTAACACAACACCCAGCGCAGTAACGGCTACGATAGCTAACACAGCGTTTGACGATGTAGACGCACAAGCAACAGTAGTACCACCATCAGCAGTACTTACACAAGCTGTTAACTTAGATGACCCTATTGCTGTAAGATTTGACTTTACTCCATTTAGAGATGTCTATGATAGAAATAGAATTATTTATGTAGTATCGTATGGTGGCAGCGATACAGCACACATTAAAGAAGAAAACAGAACAGTTTATATAGAAAAAGATACACAAAACAGAACTGTGTATATTGCAGCATAAGGACTAGACATGTCTTATAAGTGGCCCAACAAAGATCCAGATGAACAGAACGTAGACTACAACGTTGATTGGTCACGCTTTCTAGGCGATGACACTATATCTTCTGTTGACTGGTATATCTATGATGCAGATGGAAACAAAGGTAGTGCATTGTCTGACTCTGATGTAGTCAATGGGTTGCAGTATGTTACTAGCTCTACTAACACAGCAAACACTGTTGCTACTATTAGACTATCATTAGGTACAAATAATGTACGCTACAGAATCGTATGCAGAATAAATACATCAGATAATGGATACTTTGAGCGTTCTATTTATTTGCGTGTTAAGGAAAAGTAAAAGATGGCGTATGATTATTTAGGTTTAGTTAATGATGTTAACCGTAGACTAAACGAAGTAGAATTAACTGCAGCAAACTTTGCATCTACTACAGGCTACTACAGCTTTGCTAAGGATGCAGTAAACGCTTCTCTACGTCACATCCAGCAAGAAGAGTATGAGTGGCCTTGGAATCACGTAGAAGAGATTGAAGCCCTTGTACCTGGCGTAGTAAGATACGGCTTTCCGTATGACGCTAAGACAGTTAATATGAACACGTTTAGAATTAAGCGTGACAATTCTCTTAACGTATCTACACGTAAGCTAAAAGTAATATCCTATGAAGAGTATCTTAATAAGTATGCTGATCTAGAGTATGACACGAATACCAGTAACAGAAGCACACCTACTCATGTAGCACGTGCACCTAGCCGTGAATTTATGTTATACCCTAGCCCAGACGCAGCCTATGAGATTGTGTATGAGTATTACAATGTAGGTTTCGACTTAGAGAATGCTACAGATGTACCTAACCTGCCTGAGCAATATAAGTATGTTATTGTAGATGGTGCTATGTATTATGTTTATCAATTCCGTGGCGATATGCAAGCGGCACAATTAGCTTTAAATAAGTTTGAGCAAGGTATTAAGTACCTACGCAGTATCCATATTAACCGTACCGACTATTTAGGTGATACAAGAGTTTACTTCTAATGGCTACACAATGGTCTACCTTTCCTATTGAGTTTAGAGGTGGTTTGATCTCTAACTTATCAGCCTTGCAGCACGGTACTAATGCTGTGGGTTCTGCTACTATTCTACAGAACTTTGAGCCAAACAAAGAAGGTGGCTACTCTAAGATCAAAGGGTATGAAAAGTTTAGCACTACTGAGGTTACAGGTAGTGGGCCTATACTAGCTCTTAAAGTTATCTCTTCAGGTCGTATTATTGTAGCGCGTAAGAATGCTAGTAACTACACTCAGTACTATTACGGTACAGGTACTACATGGACTAGTATGGCTACGAGCGCAAGTACTAGCGGTGGCAAAGCGCGACACGTAGAGTATAACCTAGATGGTGATGACAAAGTAGTTTTTGTAGACGGTACTAACTTCCCTGGTATCTACAATACTTCTGGTAACACTATGACGTTCCTTACTGCTGCAGATAGCGCAGATGTAAGTGGTGCAGAACACGTAGCTATATTTAAGAACACAGCGTTCTACAGTAAAGGTAACAACATATTCTTTACTGCACCTTTTACAGTAGATGACTTTGACGTAGCTAATGGTGCAGGTAGTATCAACGTAGGATCAGACGTTACAGGCTTAGCAGTCTTTCGTGATCAACTTATTGTATTTACTACAGGAAGCATCAAACGCTTAACTGGTAGTACCTCTGCTGACTTCCAGATGTCACCTATTACAGATCGTATTGGTTGTATTAATGGTGATACTATTCAGGAAGTCGGCGGTGACATTATCTACCTAGCCCCTGATGGTCTACGTCTATTAAGTGCTACTGATCGTATCGGTGACTTTGCTCTAGATGTTGCATCAGATAAGATACAAAAAGATGCTGTAGACTTTCTTAACACTGCATCAATCTTTTCTTCTGTAATACTTAGAGAGAAAGCCCAGTATCGTGTCTTTGCTTACGTTTCATCTGAGCGTAGTGATACATCTAAAGGTTTGCTTGCTACCAAGTTTATCTCTCAGGGTGCTTCTGGTTTATCGTGGGCTACGACTAAAGGCATCAAAGCATATGTAGCAGATAGTAGATATGCTAATGATCAAGAGACTATAGCGTTTGCTAATGAGGATGGCTACATCTACATCTTAAACACAGGTAATACTTTTGATTCAGATATCATTGAAGCTATCTATGAATCGCCGTTCATGCCCATCTCTGATCCACAGGTACGTAAGACATTCTACAAGATGACTTTGTATGCTGAACCTACAGGCAACATGAACTTAGATATTAACCTAAAGTACGACTTTGCATCAGCTACTAACACAAAGAAAGTACAACCTGCTACATTTAATATTACTAGTACAGGTAATACAGTATTTGAATTTGGTGCATCTAACTCTCACTTCGGCCCACAAGACCCCACAGACCCTACACAAGTAGATACAACAGACCCCACCTATGAAGCAACAAAAACGTATGCTACATACGGTGGTGAATTAGACACAGTATATGACTCTAATGTTATAGGCTCTGGTAAAACAGTAGCAATACGAATTGAAGACAGTTCAACAAACCCAACCTTTACGCTCGACACAGCGTTATTAGAATTTAGACAAAACGATAGGCAGTAATATGGCAGGTTATACACGTCAAGATACAGCAAACAACATTGCTAACGGTAACGTTATTGATGCAGATGACTTCGATGCAGAGTACAACGCTGTCGAAGCTGCCTTTAACGCATCATCAGGACACAAACACGATGGTACAGCAGGTGAAGGTGCACCTATTACAAAGGTAGGCCCAAGCCAAGACATCATTGTATCAGCAACAAATGTCAATCCTAAGACAACTAACACGCTAGACCTTGGTGTTTCTGCAGGTGTTAAGTTTAAGGATGGTTACTTTCAAGGTACACTTGTAGGCGAGACAGCAGTTAAGGCTGGCACCAACAGATACATGACACTGACAGACAATGAGCTTGATGTATCTACTGGAGATCTTACTCTTGATGTAGAGGGTAATATTGTTATTGATGCTAATGGTGGTGACATTACGCTGAAGGATGATGGCACTACGTTTGGTGGTATTTCAAACTCTTCAGGTCAGACAGTAATTAAGTCAGGTGCTACACCTACTACAGCTATTACTTTCTCTGATGCAGATGCTACGCTTGCAGGTAACACAACTGTATCAGGTACATTAGACGTAACAGGCGACATCAACTTCAATAGTACTACTACTAGTACCACTAAAACTACAGGTGCTGTGATTATTGACGGTGGTGTAGGTATCGCTGAGAATGTTAACATTGGCGGTGATGTAGCTATTGATGGTGACCTGACTGTATCAGGCGTAGGTAAAAACATTACAGGCGACTTGATTGGTGACGTAAAGGCGGCAGACGGTACTAGCGTTCTTGATAGTGGTACTGATGGTACAGACGCTACATTCACAGGTGACGTAACGGGCGACTTAACAGGTAATGCAGACACGGCTACTACATGGGCAACTGCACGTGAGATTGCACTCACAGGAGATGTCACAGGTACTGTAACAGGTGTGAACGGCGGTGGTAATATTAGTATTGCTACTACCATAGCTGCAAACTCTGTTGCGCTGGGTACAGACACTACAGGTAACTATATGTCTGACTTAACTGAGGGTACAGGTGTTACTATAACACACACTGCAGGTGAAGGTTCTAACGCTACTATCGCCATTGGTCAGGCTGTAAGTACTACATCAGACGTAACATTCAATGATGTTGTGGTATCAGGTGATCTTACTGTATCAGGCACAACTACTACAGTCAATACAGAGACAATCAATCTAGCAGATAACCAGATCGTACTTAATAGTAATGAAACAGGTTCACCTACACAGAATGGTGGTATTGAGATTGAACGTGGCACTGCTATTAATAAAACACTTGTATGGAATGAGACAGACGACAAGTGGACTGTAGGCGCTGAGACATTTGTAGCAGGTACTTTTGAAGGTAACCTCACAGGTAATGCTGATACAGCGACTTCAGCAGGTCAACTAACTACAGCACGTACTATCTCCCTTACTGGAGATGTCTCAGGTTCTGTATCTTTTGATGGTAGTGCTAATGTAAGCATTACAGCTACTGTTGCCGACGATAGCCATAATCACGTTATAGGTGACGTTGATGGACTACAGACAGAGATTGACACTAAAGCTGAACTAGCAGGTTCTGCATCACAAGCATTCTCAGCAAGCACACTTAACGCAACTACTGTTGATCTAGGAAACTGGACTGTCACAGAAAGCTCTGGGGTTCTTTACTTCGCCACAGGCGGTACAAATAAAATGAAGCTAGATGCGTCTGGCAACCTAACGGTAACAGGTAACGTCACAGCTTACGGAACAGTATAATGGCTTTACAGTCTTCAGGTGCTATATCTTTAAACGATATTCAAACAGAGTTTGGTGGGAGTAATCCCATCAGTTTATCTGAGTATTACCAGAATGCAAGTCCTGACCTTGTGACAGCAAACAATACTAACGTACCCAATACAGGTAACCCTATTTCTTTAGATGATTTTTATGC